CTCCTACATTTCTTACAATTACATTTGTAGAAAATAATCGTTGTAATCTACCAAATAGACTTTTATCAGCCATTTTTTACCTCTTTACTTAATTAACCATTCTAATGATTCTTTTTTCTGATTTACTTCCATCACCCAAGAATCATTCTGGTTATCTGTTGGTGTATACACACCTTGATTTGTTGTAATACTATTCATTGCTTTCTTTTGCAATTCTATACCTTCAGCTCTTAATCGTAAAGCTGTCTCTCTTATCCACAATCCCATAGCATATGACATTACCAAGTCATCATTATATCCTGACATAGCTTCTGCACGACTTCCGTTATATATAAATACAAACAATTCATCAATTAATCTTTGAGAATGAACTGTTACTAATTTTTCTCTAAAAAATTCTTCCAATTTTGCTATTACTAATGGTCTTGTTTTAGATGTCAATGTAAATCCTGGAATTAATTGTTTTTCTATTCTATTAATTTTATTATTAATATGTCTTTGAGTATCTACTACTTGTAAATCTTTGCTCATATAAAATAAATTATCATACTCTCTATCAATACATTGTTGTATAGCAGCCCAACCAATATTATTGTTTTCAACTACAAGTAAAGCATTATTATATTCAATTGATATATTAACTAATAAATTACCATAATCTCTTGTAGACATTCTACCTTTATATTCGGCTACTTGTTCTAAACTCTCTACATCTAAAATATGAAATGCTGAATAATCTGTAGCATCTCCTCTACTAACATCAGCGCATACTATATAATCTTTTGTATAATTTGGTGGCTCCCATATCCAAACATTTGAATCTATACCCCGTTTTTCAATCGGTTCTTTAACTTGTGTAGTTCTATATTCTTCTAAAATAATACCGTCAACTACACTTTGACCCGATGTAATAAAATCACAATCACATTCTTGAGCCGCCATTGAAGGGCCTAACAATTTATCTTGTTCATCTCTCCATTCTTGTTCTCTCTCAGGGTGAACTGTCCAGTGTAACTTCATAAAATTAAAATCATTTAACCCGTCTTCTGCGTCCATCCAAGTTCTGTGAAACCAATTACCCACACCATTTGGTGTAGAAAGTGCTATACATTGTCCACCAGTTGATAGTGTCTGAGATGCTGCTGCCCATATTGTATCTATCCTATCAATAAACGCCGCTTCATCAAGTATTAATAATGATAACGCTTCTGAACGACCACTATCCTCACCACTTGATACAGCTTTTATTTGAGAACCGTTCTTGTATCTCAAACTTAATTTGTTATCTTCAACACAAGGTTGCTTTAACCAACTTGGAAGATTTGCGTGCATCACACGAACCTTTGTTACCAAGTTTTTTGCTACTTCTTGTTTTGTAGCAATTACCAAGATGTTTTTATCGTGATGAAATGTCATCATCCATAAAGAGTATCCAGCAGTTAGTGTTGATATCCCTAATTGTCTTGCTTTCAAAATTATATTAAAGCGATGCTGTACTAAATCACTAACAGTTGATTCTTGAAAATTATATAAATTAAAAGGTATCTTACCCTTTATTGGATGTTGTATCACACAATACTTTTTCAAGAAATAAACAGGGTCGGATGCACATTTTACATACTCCTGTTTAATTACATCTTTTAATTGTCCTTTTGAGTTTCGGTCCATATTAATATACTACGCTTACAGTACCACTTCCGCTTATTTGTTTTACACCTATTTCATAAAGTGTTTTAGCAGTTAAAGATGATGCCGCAATAGAATCACCTTCGGTTGGCCAAATAACTGAACTTCCTGCAGTAGTTATAATAAATCCACTTGAACCGGCATCAGAACCAGTAAAATGTGTTATACCAGCAGTTGCGGTTTTAATTTTGCCAAACTTTGCATCATCTTTTATAGAAGGTACGCTTCTACTTGACACATCAGTTCTTCCTTTACCACCACTTGTTATTGTTGCCATTTATTTTCTCCTATTAATTAATGTTATTTCCCTATATATAAATATATTACTTTAAAGAATCTTCTATTTTTTGTAGATGCTCTAAAGCTTTATCGGCCTGTTTTTTAATATCTTCCATATCCATTTGCCACTTTTCTTTATCAACGGAATATCCATCAGGTCTAACTTGTTGCCAAAATTCTACAGAATCTTGTTTTTTAAACTCTTCAATACTTTGTTTTTGCTCTCTTACCCAGGCTAATTTGTTTGCAATCACTTTTTTTGTAGCCCATTCATCATATGTACCGTCAATCCTCAGTTTATTTTCAACTTTTACTTGACAGTCTAAACAATGACTGTATAAATACCACATTCTATCATCTAACCGTCTTTTCATTACTTTTTTACATTCAGGACAGAACCAAGGTACTCTTGCTTCTTTAGTTATCTCTAATTTTTCATCTATTCGGTTTCGTTCTTCTTCTTTTTCTAGTTTTAACTTCTTTTTAAAGTCTAAATCTTCTTGAGCGACAAAAATTCGTTTTTCTGGAGTTTCTCCATGTAAAATAGTTTGTAACGCTTCATTTTGTCGTTTATTTTCTCTACTATATGACATATTACCTCTTAATTAAAAATTTAATAAACCTAATATTTGATTTACTGGCGCAAATGCTCCTGTAAACTTATATGTTTTACCGTTATACTTAAATACTATTCCTTCTGATGGTACAATTGCGGATAATCCACCAATTTTATTTAATTTATCTAATTGTAACTTCAAAGTTTGTATCTTTTTTATATCTCCACCACTTTTTACTGTCTTTATTGCATTAATCACATCTTTTCGTATCTTTTGTACGGCCTTTTGGGGTGAAGCGGCTAAATATCCACCAATATTCTTTAATATTTCAGCTCCTACATCAAAAAACAACACTTCAAATGGTTTCATATTATCCTTTACCCATTTTTGGTGGTCATTCTTATCAAATGATAATACCCAATCAAGAAATTTCTTATTATCTATATCTTTCTTTATCATTGGTATCTTATATGACTTATCAAAGAACGCCCATCTCTTAGTTAAGTTAACTAAAATATGATTTGGTATCTTATATTTCATTTGTTTTGACGCATTAAAAATAAACTCTTCCCAGTATGATTGATGGTATTTAGATAAAGTATCATTATCTTTAAGTTTATACTGGTTTTGTAACTTTTTTAATCTATTCAAATATACTTTCTTCTTTTTACTAAAATCTTGTACTTTAGGTACTGATAAAAATTGTGGTTTACCAATTGTATAATGTTTTTGTACACTTTGATTAACTTGTTTAATCATACCAGCTAACATACGAGCTGAATCTTTAGGTTGTCCTATTGCTGTACCACTTTCATCATATTCTAATGTTCCGTGAAATACTATTTGTGCTTTATCATAATCTATTACATTAGCAGACTTTGGATACATAACTTCTAAGTTCATCCAGTTTTTACCATTACCAAATATTTTTTCTTTTTGTTTATCAGATAAAGAACCTATTGATTTATTCAAATCTTTCATTGCAAATACAAATGCATCTCTAATGTCACCTCTACCTGAAAACTTAGAAGCAACACCCTTTATATCCATCGCAGATGAACCAAAGTTTTTTAATTGACCTTTATTTCTAGCTGTAACTAATTTTCCGTTTACCCAAGAAATCATTAAATTTTGACCATCAAGTTTCTCAGTAACTCCATCCTCTCGGTTTAACTTACCCCCGAGTCCATTAATAATTATCTGTTTTAAATCTGAAAATGTAATATTTTTATCATCAAACGGGTGGTTCATATGTCCGTATGCTCCACCTTCTATTAATAACTTAACTTCTTCATCTAAGTTAATTCTTTCTTTCATCGTCATCTTTGTATCATACGCATCGTTCTTCATTTGAATGATATCACCAATAAAAGGTGACCTTCTTAAAGCTTTAAATGCTAAATTTTCAACTGAAAATTCACCACCTCGTTCTAATCCAGAACTTCTCATTCTTAATAACTTTTCTTGAATCTTTTCTACCATATCAATGACTTCATCATACTTACCGTCTTTCATCATTTTTTGTAATACTGGTATTGAACCTAAATAACCTTCAG